CGAGGCGGCGAGACAGGCCACCGCGTCGATGTCGCCGGGCGGGATGTCCGCCTCGAGGCGAGGTACGGTGAGAGTGACCCGCACGCTTTCGGTGGCGACAGGCGCCACATCGATCAGGCGCAGCGACAGCCCCAGGGGGGAGAGGTAGAGGGCCCACTCCCCGGCATCGAGGAGCGTTTCGGGAATCTCTCCGATCGGATACTCGATGCGGCGCACCTGGGAGAACCCCTCCACCCACTCGGCCGGCAGGGGCAGGTCATGAGTGCCGTTACCGACGAGATCCTTGACGATATCTTTCGGCCGGTGCTTGGAGTAGCGCTCCAGGGCGCCGGAGAGCGCCGGGGTATAGTCGGCGGCATCGGTGAGCCGGGCGCTGTCGTCTTTGACTTTGGCTTTGATGAGGTCAAGCAACATGGTGTCCTCGGCATGGGGGTTGATCGTTCCGATCAGGAGCGTCGGTCTGGTCCGATCGATGCGCCCGATCCGCGCGATCAAACTGGCGGGGAGGATCTCTCCCCGCCGGTTTCACGTCACGGGTAATGGTCAGTCAGTTTGTTCGTCGCAGGGTCAGCAGAACCGTCACATCTTCGACGCTGGGGGTGGTGCCGGAGACGTCGAGAACAACGGTGACCACGGCCTCGTCGGCAATTGTCGTGTCGGCGAGGGTCCCCTCGTAAACGGTGTCGGCGGCCACCATGTCGATTGGAGCCGACAGGATCGTCGTGCCGGCTTCCAGAACGTCGATGGTGTAGACCTCGTCGGTCGAGGCGTAGTCGGCGGTTTCGCAGCTACTTGAGACCCCGAGCACCTGGGCCTTGAAGGGAAGCTGCAGCCGGGCGATCACCGGTGCCGAGACGGCGGTGACTGCGCGGTTCATGGTGACCGGGACCACCTGGATGCCGGTCACCACTTCGGAGAAGTTGGCCGTCGCGGCCAGGGCCGGCAGGGCAAGGACAAGCGGGATCAGGATCAGAAGAAGGGCGCCGAGGCCCCAGCGAAAAGACTTCATTTTGGTGATTCCTCCATTCAAAGAGTTTTTGATGTAGGGGCGCAGCATGCTGCGCCCCTACTCGTCAATCACAACGGTCTAGCCCGCGACGATGTTCCCCTGGAACCCGCGGAAGTCACCCACGGCGCCGCCGTAGATGTGGCGGATTTTGTAGGTGAGCTTGTCGTTGGAAAACATGCTGCCGACGTTCGGCATGTCCTGGACGAAAAGCTCCGGCTCTTCCTTCCCGTCGAGGAACCCGAGCTCGATGGTCGGGAGATCCTTCGGATCGGCGGCCAGGAACCAGTTGTTCACGTCGGTCCAGAAGGGATTGACGATCAACTCCCAGGTGTGCCGGCGGATGGTGTCGGCCTGGGTCGGGGTGAACTGGCCGAGGTTGGGCTGCACGGTGAGTTCATACCCGGTGTCCTCCAGAGTGCTCGGCAGGATCAGGAACCGGGGCGGGATGCCGAGGTAGTCGTTGCCCCCGAAATCGGTCTGCTGGATCATCTGCAGACGGGCGGCCTGCAGTGCGGCCTTGTCGAGCGCGGCGGCCTTCAGGTTGGCGTGGTCGACGTGGAAGAGCGCCTTGGCGTCGTAAATCGCCGCGTTGGTGTCGAGGAAGGCGAAAACGAACTTGTACAGGGTACGGGCGGCGGAGCGGGAGAGCTTGACGGGGATGCGCCGGATCAGCTGCACGTCGTCGTTGCGGATCGCCTCGAGGGTGACGTCCTCGGTCCCGCCGTGCTTGGAGGGCGCATAGGTCATTTCCTCGTCGCCCGGGCTGGCCATGGAGCCGTAACCCGCCCCTTCATTGACCACCGGAAGGTCTCCGTAGCCGCCCATGCGCGGGCGGTGCTGGGTGCGGAAATCGTTAAGCGGCGCCACCTCGACGATCTTGCGCCAGTCGCTGAGACCGGCCAGGTTGTACTCCTTGAGCATCTGCCGGGTGATGGCGTCGCCCAGCGCTTCGGCAAAAGTGCCGCTCTGGATCGAGGCGGTGAGCCGGGTGGCATTGCGGACCTGGCCGGTAAAGGAAAGATCACCGGTGATGTCCTGGTAGGCGGCTTTAAAGGAGTTGACCTTGCCGGCGAAGAAGTCGTCGAGACAAGCATCGACCTTGTCGCGCTGGTCGATGACGACCCGCAACCCGCCGGCGCCGAGCACGGTGCCGCTGGCGGTGAGCTGATCGAGCATCTCCTTTTCTTCCTTGATCGCGGCCCGCAGCGTCTCGACGGGAAAGACCGTCCCTTCGAAGCGGCGCTGCAGCTTACTCGCGACCGGATCCGGGAGCTTGCTCCCCGAGAGTTCGTCGCGCAGCACCAGCTTGCAGGCCAGCATGTTGACGGCCTTCATGCTCTCGCCTTCCCCCTGGGTGGATTTCCCCGCGCGGCCCATTTCTTCGGTGACAACGGCAGCAATCGCCGCGCGCATCTCCGCGCCCATATCCACCAGCGGCGAGGCCATGGCCGCGGTGATCTGGTCGAGGGCTTCATCTTCGGTGATGGATCCGTCATCGATCTTGGCCTGCACCTTGAGGTACAGATCCGGACGCTTGGCCTGTAAGGCCGCCAACAGTTTTTTGAGCATCAGCTCCTCCGTTTCGCCGCCGACAGCGGCGGCCAGTTGTTGAATGAAACCTCCGCCGGCAGCCGGCTCGTAGACGACGTCCACCTGGACGCTCTTGACCTGCTGCGGCACCATCATTTTTTTGCCGCCGATGTTGACCTTGGCGGCCTTGGCATTGATGTCCACGGACAGGCCGTAGACGTAGGGGATATTGTTCTGCTGGCAGGCGACCAGGTCGCCGTGCAGCCAGGTCGCCGAGGGCATGATGACGATCTCGGCCGAGATGCCTGTGTCATCGGCCACGGCCTTGGTGAGCGCCCCGACCAGCTCGCGGGTGCTCTTGCCGAATTTGGACTGCCGCTCCTGGTGCTGGCTGTTGTTGAGGGCAAAGACCTTGGCGCCGTCGAACATCGGCAGGGCGGCGGTCAAGGCCGTTTTGTCCCAGAAGATGGCCCCCTGCTTGTCGGGGCCGAACTCGATGACCCGCACCTTCCACTTGAGACAGGCCGGCTGACCTTCCTCGGCCGCCACGGCGGTGATGAATTCGCAGGCTGCCTTGACCGGTTCGAATTCCACCTTGCGCTGCACCGCCTCCGGAGCGCCCAGGGTGACCTTGCCGTCGACGATGGAATAGGACCTGCGCTGATAGAGGGGGTTGTTCTTCCCCATGGGGCCTTCGATCTCGTAGACCACGGCATCGTCGAAGAGCTCGGCCACGTAGAGATAGCTGTCGGCGCCGAGGTTGCTCGCGGCCTGCAGTGCGTGCCGCACCATTTCGCGGATCTGATCAAAGCTCAAGGTCATGATTGACGCTCCTTTGCCGGCAGCGGTCGCCGGCGGGTCCTATTTCTTTTCGGCCTTCTTCTCGACGGTCAGCTTCTGCCCGTCGGCCGTGACCAGTGTCACGCTGGTCGCCGTTTCGACGAAGGCCAAAACGTCGGCCGGTTGCAGCGGCCGCTCGTACGGCTCGTAGGCCGTCATCTTCCGCCCGTCCTTTTCGATCTTTTTGACCTTGCTGCCGCGAAACTTCAGCCCGGCCAAATGTGCCTTGTCGATTTGCTCTGCCATGTCGTCCTCCTCGTGGGTTGATAATAGGGTTGCCGCCGACCCCGGTCCTTGCCCCTGTGGGGCCCAAATTTTGTTTATAAACGGCCTGTCAAGGATTTTAGGTACCTTTGCCCGGCTTCGGCTTGATCTGCCCCTGCTCGAACTTTCCGAACAGGGACTCTTCGAGCCCGGTGCGTTGTCCTCTTTGGGCGATCACCTCGCCCCGTTCGTTGAAGATGGGAAGCTTGTCCCGTCCCCAGGCATCCATGTACGGCACGTGGTCGCAGCCGCAGCGGATGACCTCGGACGCCGGTGCCTTTGGATCGCGGGGGTGCATGATCGAGAGCGACCCGAGCAGAAAGGGTTTGTCCACCGGCTGCACCTGGCCGTGCAGCGCCAGATGATTCTTCCTCGGCTGCTTCGGGTGCCCGGCGTGCCACCACTGTTTCTTCAACTCGGGGACGCTCTCGGCCGCCTGCGCCATGCCGGACTGGGTCGCCTGAGAAAAGGTGCGCCCCATCTCGGTGCCGGTGATGACCCAGGCGCGCTCCTCGATGCTTTTGAAAACGCCGGGTGAATCGAGACTGCCGGCAATGGCGCTCATCACCTGCTGGGGGCTCTTCTGCCCGAGGATGCCGAGGGAGAGCTCGCCGCGGATCCGGCCGAAGGCATCGGCCGTCAGGCCGCTGATCTTGTGAAAGCTGTAGTCCTTGAGCGTCTGCAGCACGCTCGTCGGGATGTGGCCGTAGCCGAGGACCAGGCCGCTCCCCTTGGTCGCCTCGGGGAGAAGATCGGCGCCGCCCTCCCAGGTAGCATCCAGCAAACTCCCCAGCTCGCGCCCGGCCAGGCTCTCGAACTGCGCCAGGTGGCCCTCAATCGAGGCGAGGTTCTGCCGCAGGTGGTAGGCGGTGTAGCTGTCGCCGGTCACGCGCTGCAGCTCGCCGAGGATCTGCGCCCGCACCTCGATCAAGATCCCCTTGACCGATTCCTGCCCGGCAAGGATCTTCTTGTCCTTGGCGGCCAGCAGGCGCACCAGCTTGTCGGTGACGTTGACCGCCATCTACTCCGCCCCCTCCTCAGGTTTCTCTTCCTTCTTTTTTTCTCCCCTCTTCCTGTCTTTGTAATCCCGATACTCCGGATCGCCGTCCATGGTGTCGGGGTCAAACTCGTAGCCGATCAGCGCCAGGACGAAGGCAAAGACCTTGGTGGCATTCTCCGGGTCGATCCAGTTCTGCGCCGAGGCGGCCACCAGGGAGGTGACGATGTCGCGGACGGCGGCCGAGACCTTGGCCATGTCCTTCTCCTTGGTTTCGGGCTTCTGCGCCGCGAAATCAAAGGGGTCCTCGTCGCGTTCGACGTGCAGGTTGGACGCCTCGAGGGCGCTGGCCACCACGTAAGTGAAGATCGTTTCGAGGATGTGCTTCACCAGGTTCTGCCGGTCGTCGATCATGGCGTAGAACGGGGCGTCCATCTCGCCGGCCGTGGCGCGGTTGACGTCGCCGCCGCCGCCGTAGAAGTGCTCGGGGATGCTCTTGTTGCCGAGAATGTGGTTGCGGAAAAGCCGCGCCCCGCTCGATACGTCGAGGGCCTTGAGATCGGGGGAGACCGCCGTCCATTTGACTTTCTCGTTGTGGTAGCGGGTGGCCCCGGACTTGGGGGTCGGGTTGTCCTTGGCGTAGGCCTCGATGGCCTTGGGGTCGGCTCCGGTCAACTCGACATCCCACATGAAGACGTTCATCTGGCTGGTTTTCTCGGAATAGCCGAAGACGAAGCGCTCGTACTCGTCGATCCAGTCGGCGATGGGGAAGAGGTCCGAGGTCCCCAGGGGATCGTTGCTGACGTTGTTGATCGAAAAAAGAAAACACTCGCCGTCATTCCAGTTTTCGCGGAGCTGCCGGGCCTCGCGGGAGACGACGGTGTCGGTCTCGCCGGTGAGAATGGTGCGCAGGATGCGGGTGCGGGTCGTATCCGAGTGATGCTGCACCTTGACGCCGATGACGATCTCGACATTTTCCGGGTCGGTGTAGACCTCGATGATCAGCGCCGGGTCGATGGAGCCGAGGCGCACCCGGCCGGTCTGCTCGGCCTTGAAGACGGGCCAAACCTGCACGCCGAACAGGAAAAGCTCGCGCACCATGCGCTTGAGACGGATGTCCATGCGGTTGACCGGGTCGAACCAGAAGTCGTCGAGCAGATCCTGCACGGCCTGCGGACCGGCGGTGTAGGTGAAGCCCTTGCCGACCACGAAGCTGGCGAGGGTCTCGATGATCCAGTTGCCCAGGGGGTTGGTCTTCCAGATCCAGTAGCAGATCTCCACCTGCCGGGCCCAGGTCGCCACCGGCAGTTCGCGATTGGCGTTGCCCGACAGGCGCCGCCACCCGGCCTCGTCGAGGCTGCTGCCGGCGGCCTGCATGCGGGTCTCGACCTGGCGAACGATCTCGGCGCCAAAGAGCTTGTCCGTCAAAAACGACTTGATGCCCATCAGGCGTGTCTCCTGTTAAAGATGCGTCCCAAGCGGCCGGTGATTCCTTCGGCCCGCTCGGGGCGGTAAGTGTCGGTGTCGGGGTCGCTGGAGATGCCGGCAGCGGTGAAACAACCGTTCTGCAACTTGCTGATTGCCATCTCCGTGGCGTCCGGACCATCGTCGTGAACGGCGGGGGTCAGGATGTAGACGAACTGATCCTTGAGCAGGATCTGGTCGCTGTGCCCCTTGAGGAACTTCATCTTGCCGAACTCCCACAAGTAGGCGCAGGTGCCGACAATGCGCGCCTCTTTGTTGGTCGAGTGATTCACGGGCGACCAGGGCAGATAGGAACCGACATCCTTGGCGTAGTTGGCTATTGCCTCATGCAAAAAATCCTTGAGCATGTTCTCCTCCACCTCGACGCACTCCGAACCGTACTCGGCGCGCTGGGCGTAGGCGGCGGCGAACATCTCGCCGATCGCTCTCTTTTTCAGCCAGGCATGGCGGCAGTAGAAGGTCATCGTTGCCCGGTCGAGGCTCCAGGTGACCACCGCCCGATAGTCGTTGTTCTCGCCGGCCTTGGCGCTGGGGTCGAGGGCGGTGACGGTGACCAGCTCCTTGCCCGCGAGCTCGGAGGGCTCGTAATACTGGGCTTGTTCGTCGGGGAAGGGGGAGCCGTCAACCGCCACCTTGTTGCGCATCTCGCGGTTGAAGTCAAAGGTGCCCATGTCACGTTTTTTCTTCAGCAGGCGCTCCATCGACCAGTTCGCCGGCCACAGCGGCCGCTCATCGGGCGTCCCCTCATCGAGGATGGCGTCATAGACCCGAGAGAAGTACAGCGGTCCGCCGGCCTCCTCATCGGTCAGGGCAATCAGCTGGGAGATCGCCGAGCGGGGGTGAAAGAGGTTGCCGACCATCAGCGCCTTGTACCCCTTGCCCATCGAGCCGATGACCGAGCCGCGGATCCAGCTGATCATCCGCTTGACCAGGCGCGGGTTCTCGACGTTGTCGTCGTTTTCCATGTCGTCAAAGCGGGCATAGTCGGGGCGGTGCGGCCCGTTCTTCAAGCCGCGGATTTTGTCCCTGCGGCCACGAGCCAGATACCAGATGCCATTTTTGGTTTTGAAGTCGTCGTCGCTCCAGTGCTTGGTGCGCAGATCACCGAAGTCGTGACGGATGCGGACGTTCTCTTCCAGCTCCAGCTTGACCGCGACCGTGAAGCCCTGCGCCTGTTCGTGCGTGTCCGAGAACTGAAGACCGAACTTGATCAGGGCGTGGCAGATGGCGTGCAGCGGGTCGCCGAAAGAGAAGAACGTCGATTTGGCGTGCTCGCGGGGGGCGCCGACCAGGGCGAACTGATCTTCGAACCCGGCGATTTCCGCCCATTCGTGGTGAAACTCACCGAAGGCCGAGGTGAAATAGTGCGGAAGATAGGTCTGCATGAAATAGAGCTTGTCCCGCAGCGACCGGGCAATGCGCTCTTTTTTCTTGGCCGGCGTGTCGTCCTCGAAGGGGCTGACGGCCTCCTTGATGAACGCGCGAAGTTCCGCGACCTGCTTGTCGTATTGCCCCTCGCTGAGCAGGGGGCGCTTACGCATTGCCATTACAGCCCGCCTTGAATGCCTGGGTTAAGGGATCGAAGCTTTCGGCCAGCACCTTGAGGCCCTCCGGATCGTTCTCGCGAAGCCAGCCGACGATGAACTGGAGGTTGTCGAGGAAGACCTGCGGCTTGTCGTACGCCGGGGCGCTTTCTGCCTGTTCCCAGCGTTGCACCAGGGTGCCGAGCTTGGTGATGGCATCCAAGGAGACCGCCGACATCTCCCCGGCGCGTGACTCTTCGAGGGCGGTCAACTCGCGGTCGAAGAGATCGCGCAGCCGATGCACGTTGCTGCGCTTGAGCTTGCGAGCCTTGTCCCAGTCGTCGAGATCATAGTTAGGGCGCTTGCTCTCGGCCTTCCAGGCGGAGAGGGTCTGGCGGGAGACGTCAAGGGTTAGCTCGATCTCGCTCAGGCTCCTGCCTTCGCCATAGAGACGGAAGGCAAGGTCATAGAGTTTGGCCTTGGCGCCCTTCTCGGCCATCAGTTCCCCCCGAATTCGGCGTCGACCAGGTTGATCAGGCCGTCGACCAGAAAGATGAGCAGATAGACGGCCGGTACCGCCCCGATCAGCAGCCACAGCATCAGCGCAACTCCCTCTGCAGCCGGGCGATCTGCCCCTGCAGCGCCGCCAGTTCGCCCATGGTGATGACCAGGTCATCCATCTGCTGGGCCGCCTGGGCCGCGTCGATCTCCTCGACGTCGACCAGGGCGGTGAGCAGGCCGGCGCGGATCGCCGTGCACAGCCCCTCCGCCTTGAGGCGCAGGCGGTGGCGGGTGTCCTGGGCTTCGGCCAGTTTCCCGCGCATGGCGGCTCGCTCCAGACTCATCAGCTTTTTCCTTTCCGCACCACCGGACAAAAATGGTTGTTATCGATCTTCTGGACCAGCCCCTCGAGGGTGCGGGTCGACAGGGTGATGATGCTCGTCAGGTCGGCGGCCAGGCGCTCGTAGCCCTTGACCAGGAGGACGTTGTCTTCGTAAAAACGGGCGATGCGTTGGACGTCCTCGCGGTACCGTTCGAGAACTTCGTGCAGCTCTTTTTTGTGCTCCTGCATCATCCGGTCGGTACGCCGCTGATCGACGTACCAGAAGACGACGGCCATGCCGGGAAGCCCGAGGGAGCTGACGATCAGCGCAATAAATGAGATGGAAACTCCCTCAAGCACCCCTTACCTCCCGAGGCCGGTTGCACTGTCCGCCTTGGCCGCCGCTTCCTCGATCATGCTGTCCAGTATCCGGTCCAGCTTGGCCCGGTCGGATTCCAGCTCGGCGCCGAAGGAGTCGAAGATATCGGGAGCGGCGGGCGGGGGCGCCGACGTTGAGCGCTGCGCCCGGATCTCGGCGCTCTGATTGATCCAGCCGAGGACGGTGGCCACCTGCACCACGGCCTCTTGCGGGGACTTGACCCCCTGCCGGGCCAGGGAGTCGGTGGTCTCGGCGACGATGGCGGTGAGAAGCACCCGCAGCAGCTCCTCTTCTTCGGGGGTGAGCGCCTGCCAGGGGATCAGTTCGAGGATGTAGGGTTTGATATTCCCCAGGGTGACCAGGTCACCCTGCTGCAGGGCACGGATCGCCTCGGCGGAGATCCGCCGCGCCGGTTCGACCCAGGCGGGATGCTGATCGAGCACCCGCCCGGCGGCGGTGCGGATCGCCAGCTCGGTCAGGACCGGCTTTTGTTTCAGGGCGTTGAAGGCGCAGCCGCCGAGCAGGGGCGCCACCGTGACGCTGGCGACGGCCAGGGCGAGCAGGCAGCCGACCCCCGTGATCTTGA